CCACCAGCCTGGGTGTCGTCGGTGCCACGATAAACGCGATCAAACTTCATTGGATACTCTCCTCAGAATGGAGCGGCGACATGCCCTCCTGACTTCTCAAGCCCCGGCAGTTTCCCACCGAGGCTTAAAGAGGTTAACGGCCAAGCAGACCGCGCGTGCTTGCGATCTTTAAAGGTTGGCCAAGCGCAAAGTATGACCGATTTCATCCTCCTATTTAATCGCGGCGCGGTACTTGCGCGATTTACGATGCTGCTTGCGGCGGCGTTTGGCCGTGGCACAGGTACACATTATCTTTTTCTCCTACAGCATTTTACGAACACCACCACCCTTAGGCGCTGATCTCCACTTACGGCCATCGTTCAGCCAAGGGCGCTTGGCCTTACGCAGATGATACTCACGATCTAACTCAGCCTGAACCTTTCTATCGGCGTGCGTCAGCTCGTGGTGCTCTCGGCAGTACGCCGACCTGTCCACGGCCTTCTGGTCACAGAAGACTGCCCGACGACCGGAACCGGAAACAATATAGCTGCACTGCGCCATCAGCGCGGGACCTTACAGGAGCCGTTGCACGCCGGGCACGTGATCATGATCGCCGAGAAGCTGACTCGACCTCCCATGGGGACACGCCCGGACCCGCCGCACTCAGGACAATCAACTGGGGCCCCAGCGTGTTCCACCACAATTTTGTAGGCCCGGTTGAATTCCCCAAATTTCACTGGATCACCGCCAGCATCCGGATGCAGTTCCTTGGCCAGGTCTCGCCACCGGGTCTTCAGGTCCTCGAGGGTTACAGTCTCGGGCAGCTCCAGCAAAGCCAGGGCCTGTTGCAACTCAGTCTTCATGGATCCTCCCTCAAGCCTGCGGCACCGCGCTCCGCCCGCCTCACACTTAAGGAGGTGACCCTATGCCTAGTCCCCGTTTGGTCCGCCCCCGCAATTGGAGAACACGACCCGCACTGGACCCCGGCATCTTCGAGGACGGTTGAAGGTCTAAGCTATCGTGAGCTGCACTTCAACCATCCTCAGGTTCAGGTCATTCTCAGCAAGCTGAGGAGCCTGAGCCTAATCAAACCTTTAGCAAGCCTGCGAAGCTTTGGCTGGAGTTTTCCGCCGCGCTTCCCAACCCCAGGAGTCTCGACCCGCTCCCGTGTCACCATTCTCTGGATCGATCGCTGCGAGGACCTTTGGGTATTACGACCTGCGCTCATGGTGCTTCGCAGGCTAGCTAAAGGTGCCAGGTCTTCAGAAGGTCCCAACGGACCCGGCGACGTTGTGTGGCTTACCCGGGGGAGTGGGTGACCTTCCTATTCTTCGTCCAAGACCTCGGCCAGCTTGTTGGCGTACCAGATGGACTTGGAGTTATCCTCGACGTCATCGACCTTCTTGCCCAGACGCCACTGATACTTGATCACGGTGCCGCGAAGAAAGCCGATGAACTGCTCTCGGCCCAGCGCCGCCCGAATGGCGTCGATGCACTCGATCCCGTTGTCCGACTCGGCGTAATGATCGGGATGGTTGACCATGTCCTTCTTGGGAGCCGGAGGGGCCACCGTAGGGCTACGCGCCATGACGAACCTCCTCGAGCAGACCGTTGATCTGCTCCAATAGCTCGCCCTTGTTGTAGGACAGCTCGATCTCTTCGATCGAGACGGACTTCTTGGCCACGTGGGCCGAGGTCATAAGACCATCCCGGGCGAGCTTGGCGGCAGCCTGAGACCCGGCGACCTGGATGTGGGTCTTCCCCTCGTCGTCCTTGGTGTGGACTTTGTAAACGCGCATTGGTTTGACTCCTCAGCAGTCAGGCTGGAAGGACCCAGGCGATTAGGCCCAGGTCCCTGCAGGTCATTCGGCCTTGGCGGCCTCGGTGATGTTCTTGCCCAGCTCGGTCAGAAGCTTCGCGCTTTCCTTGGCGCCGGCTTCCTTGGCTTCGGCGACGGCTTCGGTGATGGTGTCCTTGACGACGGCCAGCAGGCGCTTGGTCTCGGCCTTGACGGCCTTGGCGGTCTCGGCGTCGGCGATCTCCGCGGCCTTGATGACCAGCTGTTCGGCGCGGTCGTCCCCGGTCAACTTGCCGGCCTTGGCGACAAGAGCCTGGATCTTCGAATTTTCGCTCAACGACATTTGGTGCTCTCCTTGATTGGATTTGACATCGGGTGGTCAAAATTCGAGGAGAGGCTTGACGATGTCGTCCGGCTCAGCTCCTCAGCAAGAACGACCCTAACGTGTTTTGAAAGGGCCGTAAACAAATATTTTGCGCTTTTTACTTCAACTGATTTGAGGGACCTGCCACAACTTGGACGTGAAGTCCGATAGAGGCGCCAGCAGTCTTTCCAGCCTCAAAGGCTTCCTTATTCTGGACGTTCACTCGGCCCTTCTTGGCTGCCTCGATCCTCAGATGCCAGTAGTATTCGTTGTCGCTCTGAAGATACCCGCTGAGGCACCGTATGGCCACGAGATAAACACCGCGAGGAGGTTCTTCCTTCATGAGTGAGTTGAAGTAGGCCACCGCCTGGATCTCATTCAACTCAACAGGCTGCTTAAGGGTATTCCAGCCCTTACCAAGCAACTCAAAGGAGTAAGTGCCAGGAGGCAGGTTGTCGAAGTTGGGTCGGAGCTTATTGTATGCCTCGAGTTTTAGGTCATTGGCCCTTTGCTTGGCCTCAATGGCTTCCTTGTTGGCCTCGCGCCACAGCTCTAAGGCCTTGACACAGACACGATCTGCGCAGCCATGCTGGAAGTCAGTCGCGTAGCGGTTGTCGCCCTCGGCATCCTTCTGGGCCTGTCGGCTCAACTTGAGAATAGCTCTAACGACGAACTGGGCAATCAGCTTCGCGGTCTCGGCGTTCGACTGTCGGCCCTTGAAGGTGCTGTGGAAGTGGTTGCGGCGTCCAGACCGGCGTTCGTGGTAGGAGCAGTCATAGAGCTTAGCAATCGAGCAGCAGACCTTCTTAGCCCAGGCGTAGGCAAGGAAGTCATCCTCTCGATGGTCCTTGTTCTCAGTGGAGGCGCCAAGCACATCGACCTCAGTCAAATTGTGTTCAAGCAGCAGCTTCTGGGCCTTCTCCATAGCTACCGAGGCCTCAGCCTCCGTGCACCCGCGCTCTGCCGTCATTTGAAGCAGCTTAGCAATCTTGGCTTTGATCGAGTCAGACATGGCTTAAACCTTCTTCACAAAATGTGGATATGCCGCAAGAACCAAATTGACCATTTCCTTGGCCTCGGCGAGAGTAAAAGCTCTCTGTTTCAGGGTCCTCCAGCACCACGGAGTTATAGAATGGTCGGCGATCTTGATGACAATCTGAGAATGAGAACCTGTCTTGACGTGTGCAGGAACGTATTCGTCATTGCAGATGAGACAGGCCGCCGTCGAGCCATCTTCATATACGGCGCTTGGCCAGGATCGCCCTGAGAACGACCGGTACGTGCCCGTAGGAACCTCTGCAACTTTCCACTTGATCTTGGCCATAATAAGATGCTCCTCAGCGTTGTTCTGAAGAGCATCCTATCACCAGCTAGTTGGTCTGTAAACAGGTATTTACCGCTCGGCGATTACGAAGCGCAGTTGAAAGCCGAGCTCTGAGACCTTGGCCAATACGTCTCGGTGCACGATCTTTACACGGCCGTCGCTAAACCGAAACCTGGTGTACGGTAGGTCTCCTAGACCCTCATGGCCTTTGGGCACTCGGTGTTCTGTCGTTAACAGCGACATTGAGACAATCCGCCAGGCCGTGTTCTTTTTGATGAACCGCTGCGCCTTGACTTCAGCGGAAAGTTTCTGAAAACTCATGACAATCCTCCATCCCGCAACAGCGACTTGACCGCGATGAGCTTCGTGGTAGGCGTGCCGACGGCGTTGATCGCCGCACCGATGTTCTGGAGGACCTTTGCCTGGGACTCGACTTGGGCTCGTAAGGCATCGACGAGTCCTGACACAGCCACAACCGAGTCCTTGTGGCCATAGATGACGACCGTAGCACAGGCGTGAGCGTCGCTAAGTTGGATGCCGGCTTGGTGGATCAGAGACGTATTTGTGAACAGCCCAGCGGCCCATTTGGCATTCTCAAGCTCAAACGAAAGCTTGAGCATGGCACTGTCCTGCTCGTTGATACGCTTTTGGAGCTCTGCTCTTTCTGCCTTGAGCGCGTAGACGCAGCTTTGGGTACTCTTTTCGGTATCTGCCATCTCTAGGACTGTCTTTGACAGAGCCCGATTACACTCACGCAAGTTGTGCAGTTCATGGATGGGATGATTGTCCAGAGTAGCTCTGTCCTGAAAGCCTTGGTAGACCATCGGGCTCGTCTCTAACTGAGACTTGAGCTTGTTGATCTCGGCCTTCATCTGATCTTGCTGCCGTGATTGGGACAGAAGATCACTCAGGCGGCCGGTATAACACCCATGAACTCGGGAGCCATAGCGCGACGCGTCCCAGGTGTGGGCTAACCACTTGGCCTCGTGCTGGTCAGTCCACGCAAGAATTCTGTTTTCGGCAGCCGCGTAATCGAAGCCCGCCAAAGCCGGTTTGCGGACGCTGGACATCTCCCAGCATGCGTCGAAGAATGGGTTCTTCGGTGCAGCCGAC